GGGGGGGGGGGGGGGGGTAGGGTAACTAACCCCCTCATCCTGATAATTACAAATACTTGATGCATGACAATCCTTCTGGGTAAGGGTCACTCTAGCTGATGGATAAAGTCAGGGCTTGGTATTGCTAGCCCTGCATAATGACTGGTCATTCGTTGGTCAGTGTGTCCGAGCAAAACGCGCGCAGCTTCCAAACCGTGTGCGTGTTGCACAGATCTGGCTCTGCCATTTCGTATTCCCCTGATAGTCCATTCAGGGCAAACATCTAATCCTTTGGTATGTTTCCTCATGATACATTTTTTAATCTGTCTCTGGTAGGTTAGCCGTGTAAGAAATCCTAAGCTGTTTTTCTCGGAAGGGAAGTAATAGCCAGAATCGGCCGGAATTATATGTTTTAAAATATTTATACATTTTGAGTTTAAAAATAATAATCTTTGTGAACCTCTCCACATATTCTTATGGTCCTGCAAATCCCAGACCCACATTTGATCACTGTTTCGTGTGATTTGTTTATCATTGATTTGGACAATCTCACAGGGTCGGGCTGCGGTGTGCCAGTGAAGCTGAATGAGTTGCTGTAGATGCTCTGGAAGATGTGGAAGCATAGTCTCTATGTCAGTCCAGGTGACTGGTCTAGTTCTGACTGGAGGTCTACCCTGCCTAGGGTTTGGCATCCACATGGATTTGCATGCTAGATAGGTTGCTTGTGAAACCTTGCCTTGCTCCCAGCAGAAACCCACCCACCTAATAATTCTGTGCAGGTATTCCCTGATAGTCTTGCGGGCCAGCCCCTGAGCAATCATGTGATCTCGGAACTTCCGCAGATGGGTTACAGCTAATTTCTTGGGATCGGGTAAACTGACACACTCAAGGAATTTTGCTTGAGCGCATCTGTGGGTGGTTAACTCGGTTGAGTTTTCCAGATAGGTCTGGAGGTAGTCCAGAAAATTACGAAACGAAATGATTACTGAGCTTTTCATAGGTGTCCATCCTAATAAGGGAAAAAGTATCCTCATCTAGGGTGGTCGCTTGGTTCGGGACCAAGAGGTCGCAGGTCCGAATCCCGCAGAAAAGTGACCATCCTTAGATAATTAGAAGTCTATGGAATCATCCTCATCCATGTCAAGGGTAATTCTTTTAGGTGCCCAATTATTTGATAACACACCTTTTCTTTTTTTCATGCTTCCATCTGATTTAAAATAACAATCCGGTGTTACCACCGCATCATCTGGGTGATGTATTTCCCTGAGATCCTCTAGCCTTTGTGCCATCACTGCCATCTTTTCTTCTGAGCCTGGTAGAAACTGAGTGGGGGAATCTGGTAACCCAATAGGCTCCATAAATGCGTTGGTATTTCTTTCCACTCTGTGTCTGGTTTCGATCTTTAATGGTTCAGATTCTGGCCTCTGATAACAGGCAAGGCAGAGGTTTCTAGATTTGTGGGGTTTGGTTTGTCCGCATAATAAACATTCAATCATCCTGACATTGGGCATAGGGGATCCTAGTGCGGATCCATCCTAAGGTCGTGTTTCAATTTTTCGATAATACCTAACACAGTCCATCCTAACATCTCTATTATGGGAACGCCAGTTTAGCAGGTGGCCCCAAACGAAATGACAGCGACCACTGCCCATGCAGAGGGTAAGTAGATTTTCAAAGTCTAGTTCTAGGGATTTACCTGCAGGGGTATGGTATGGGGTGACATGATGCACCTCTAATTTTTCGGTGCTACCACATGCAGCGCAGAATGGATTTAACTTTAGAAACTGGGTGCGGACCCCAGGCCATTTAGATGACCTAGGGATTCCAAAACATAATCGATCTGGCTGCCTAGAATGCAGCATTGATCAGAAATTTAATCAAGACTTTCAACACGATACCCCATGGGATAACTGCAAACTTGATGGGTGAACCTTCAAGTGGGGTTTGATACTCACCTTTGATCATTTCTAAGAGGGTGATCACCTCAGCATCTGATACTGGGTAGGTGTGGTTTACTTCTGTGACTGGTTGATTCAAGGGTACTTGGGTGGCAGCATAACCTGCCAAATTCCAAGCTGCGTTAAGGGCTGTTTGCAAGGGAATAGGTTTGCCCCTGAGTCTATCGATTAGGATTCCTACACCTTCAATGGGTAGGTCTTGTGGGAATGGTAATAGCATTAGTTCTTTTTCTCCTGTGCTTCTAGGTGGTCTGAAATTTTTTGTGTTAGATGAATGATCTGGCTGCTTTGGTCATGCTGGGTATCTACGATCCTAGATATCCCTGCCTCTAATCGGTCAAGGAATATCAAGTGCCTTTGATGAATGGGCATTAGGATGTTATTTCCTAACCATCTAGCACTATTATGGAGGCCATAACCAATGGCTATAAGGGCCACCACTGGTAGCCCTAATCGGTCAATGATAGTTAGCCAGTCAAAGCTATACACAGCATCCTCCCCTTTTGAATCTGCCTTTGATTCTGATTCGGTCACGGGTGATTACTTTGGTTGTGGAGCTGTTAACGGCTGCACCAGATACACATGATTTGCTAAAGCGTTTGCATTCTTCACAGGAAGAATCAACTACTGGGGTCATCGCCAAAACTGTTGCTAAAATAAATGACATACTTACTCCTGTTAAATTAACCAATCGAGTTTCTGTACTGGGAAACCCTCAAAATTAGATAGGGAAAACACTTCCCCATCCTTGCAAATCCAATCCATGTCCTTAGCCTGAATCCAAAAACCACCTTCTGGTTCATGGTAATTACCTGGGCTTTTCCCATGGCAGACACCCCATGAATTTTGGACCCAGAAAATGTCTTTAAGTTCGGGATGATCGACCCATGCTAAGACACACATTTGATGGCCCCACTGGGTCACCCTTCTATTTACGATGACTGCTGGTGTTCCTTTAATCGGTGGATTCATTTCCCCACCCCAGTTGCTGGCACAGGTTAAAGGGTATCCATTGATCAAAGCTGCCTTGGCTTCTTGCCATGACTTAATTCGTGCGGATGTTTGCAGGGTGTATTTTTTAGACTGCAATAGGAATGCAGGTTTGATCGCTGCGCCATCTGACCACTGCATTTCCGCAGCTTCCCCCCATGTCCATGCCCCATCCACCAGTTTGGGTTTGGGAACTGATGGATCATCGGATGGCAGGGTGCCAAATTTCATGAGGGCTTCTATGGCAGCAGATCCGAAACTTCCTTCACCTCTACCACTCATGCCAGCAAGTTCGCGCGATTTTCCGTAGGGCAATAACCAAAATGGGCAGACAGGATTTTCAAGCTGGCCGAGTTGGTTAACCTCTATGGATTCAAGGCACCATAGGGCCATCCCTAGGCCATTGCCTACACATGATCCGGTTTGTTGGTAGAAGGGTTTATGATCATGAATAAATCGATAAAGAAGGGCTGAGGTGGGTTCTTTGTATTTGCCCCTAATCTTGAAGGGTTCCCATCGAGATTGGATTTGTGCGTCCAGCTCGATCTGTCCTGAGGTGCGTTCACTGGGTGGAATCCATCCTAGATTGGATGGTCCGCTCATTTAGTTATTCGCTCTAGGGCTTTAGATATTTCCATAAATTTCCCACTTATCATTTTTTTTATTTTGTCATCCAGCTTTTCATCTGGATCAGTCGGGAAACCTGACAACTCTGATTGTATCCGGACTCTAATTTCCCGCAAATCTGAAGGGCTAAGCACCCTTGCCACTGCCTCTTTACATAACCCTAATAACTCTCCTGCGGTCTGGACTTCCTCACCCTTGACAGTGGTTGCAAAGCTGGCATAAAGCCCAGCAAGTTTGGTAACCTTTCCCTGCTTGTCATCCTCACCCAATGACACATAAAGTGATTTCAATTCTCGGGTTAATTTGGAGGTGGTTTCATCCGGTGCTGGTATGGGTTCGGGTGGATTACCAATGCAGACTGTGGTTAGTGCAGGTTTGGATGCCTGATCTCCTTTGGCTGCATAGGCTAGGACTCTGTATTTACCAGGAGCATTTGCAGATACTACTGCGGTGGTAGTATCCCTGAGCAGCTCCACTGGGAACAGGTTTAGCCCTGCATCAAGGACCACCCATTGAACTGACTTGCAATCGGTCACACTGGGTATAGAAATGAATTGCCCTGGTTGCCCATGGATTTCCTGAGGCAGGGTAACCTGCTGGCCAAGGGCTAAGAATAGAATGGGTATTAGGTTCATGGTTTACACCTGTGCATCAAAGTATTGTTTCAGTAATTTCTTAAGCTGTTTAATTTTCACATCTACTTCCGAGCCTTCTGGAAAAAAGTCTGCATCATTAATCGTTTTCTTTTTGTTGCGATTGATGAAGGTCACATTAAAGCCTGTGATGTTTTCACTGGTTGTGGTCTCGCTGATAAGTATTTCCATGATCGTTCCTAAGTTTTAATGATGTAATTTAAGACCACAACAGGAGGTACCACACTATGTCTAGACCCGCCACCTTCTGCTGTGATCGTGTGTTGGTGGTTTGATGCTGTGTCTGTGTCGTTCACTCCATCACCATCAGAAAATCTGTGTAAGGTACCGCCTGGTGTTGATACGCTAATATTTCCATTTGGAGCATTATAAGACAAAGCTGGTCTGCCAAAACTATGAAAGTGACTTCCAGCACTTCCTGTGTTTGCTGTGTGGTTATGGCTTGGCATTTCTGAAATGCTTAAAAGATGTGTTTCTTCCCCTAGCCATTGGCCCCTAGTCCTAGCTGTTTGTGCCGTACCAGATGGTGCGCCAGTGCCTGATGCGTTCTGCCCAGTACCAGTACCAGCACCCATAGGTAGCCTGCCCCTGAGATCTGGCAAGTTAAAACTTAACCCTGCTGCTCCAGTGTAAGCAGATCCACCATAGGTGTTAGATATCACTGCATGAAGGGCTAAATAACTTGAACTACTGACGCTACTGCCATCGCATAACAGATACCCAGTAGGTGCCGTTGCGCCTGCATATGGCATGAGTGCGCCAGTTGGCATGGATGATGACGGTGCTGGGGATGTGCTTTGCCAAGTGGTTCCGTTGCTCGTGAGTAGGTTGCCAGATGCACCAGGAGCAACAAAGCTTGGGGTGGAAGTGCCATTGCCTAGGATGACATTGTTTGCCGTTAAGGTGGTTAGTCCTGTGCCACCCTTAGCTACACCCACAGTTGCTAAGGTGGTGGTGATCGCAGTAGTACCAGACCCTGTGACATCACCTGACAATGTGATGGATTGATTAGCTGTTATGTAGGTTGAGGTATCTAAAGTCCAAGTATTTGCAGCAGTCTTTTTTAGCAGTCCTGATGTGCCAGCCAATCCTGCAATGGAATCCAGATCAGCATCCCATGCCTGAACATTAGTACCAATCACCAAACCTAAACTGGTTCTTCCTGTGGCAGCTACCAGATTGGTTGACCCTCCATCCCACTGCAATCTTTGAGTGTATGCAGAATCCCAATTTGTTTGGCTTGAAGTTGTTGGGATTGAATAGCCTGATGTTAAACTAAAAACCCCTGTGGTATTCGTGTAGGTCAAGCCTGTTGCCGTTGAACTCAGGTCAGTAAGTTTGATACCACCCAAACCAGCTAGGGTGTAGGTTGGAATGTTCAAGGTATTAGATGACAGGGTTGCTGCACCTGATGAACCAGTGGTGGTTAATGAGGTTATCCGGTTGGTGTAAGCTGTGCCCCAGTTCGTTTGATCGCTAGTGGTTGGGATCGAGTAACCAGCAGATAGGGTTACTGCTAAAGTTCCTGAAGCTGTAATGGGTGTTCCACTTACAGATAAGCCTGTTGGAACAGTCATCCCTACAGAAGTTACTGTGCCAGAACCAGCAGTTCCACTAGATGCTGCTGTGATTCTTCCCTGGGCATTTATAGTAATGTTTGCATTGGTATAAGATGCAGGTGTTACTGCTGTGGTATCAAGTTGGGAGTTAGTTACTGTTCCGGTGTGATCTGTGAAAGCCAAGGAAGAAACCAAAACATTAGCATTACCTGCAGCATTTCCTAAAAAGATCTTCCCATCGGCTGCATTAATACCTAGTTCCCCACTAACCAGAGTTGGGGTATTGGTTGCTGTGTAACTGCGCTTAGGTCGTATGGTGTTAGCCATTTTTAGAAAGTCCCACCATCGATGGAAGGTGGTAGATCATTTAGTTCGGACATTAGCACAGGAGTGCCATCAGAAGACCCAACCCATATACGCTTATCGGAAATATTTACCGCCAGTTCATAGGCCGCCAAAGAACTTGGAACTGCAGAAGCTGTCGTGCTGCGCTTTGGTCGAATGATGTTTGCGGTTGGGCTTGGACTTGGGCTGGGTGTTGGGCTTGGACTGGGAGTCGGTGTTGGAGTAGGTGTCGGTGTAGGAGTCGGTGTTGGTGTTGGTGTTGGCGTTGGTGTAGGAGTCGGTGTTGGCGTTGGTGTAGGAGTCGGTGTTGGTGTAGGGGTCGGTGTTGGAGTTGGGGAACTACAAGCCCCTGCGGTAACTGTGGGGGCTGATGCTGTACCATAATCAGTGGACCAAAGGCCAGTTAAGGTTGATGCGTAATAAAGTCTAGTGGAATCATTAATGATTTCATAAGACCCCATCATGCCGTAACCCATTTTTAAAAGGGGCTGGGTGATGTGCTGCCAATATCCAGACATGAATTGGTTGTATGAACTAGAATTAAAACTGTAAGTGCCATTAGCTACTGTCGTTCCCGCACTTGCCACACAATAAGGATCTACTAAACAGGCTCCCTCTGTTAGCGTTGGTGCTGTTCCTGTACCATTACCAGACACATTCCATCCAGTTAAAGGTGGGGTAGCACTATAACTAGCCGCAGTGTATCCTTCCGTACTGAAGTTAATAAAATACCAAAGCCCATCACCATTATAAACAATCTTAGATGAAGCGTTGTCTGTTTTTCGGTATTCACCCGCTGCATAATAATCAAAGGTTCCATTGTAAAATGATGTACCAGCATTTTGGACGCAATAACTAGGCATCAGAAACTCCCCCCATCTATATCCACACCACTCAGAGCGGTAGCGGAAAGTACTGTGGTTCCATTAATTTTTAAGACCTTGCCAGTGGCTAGATCAATATGCTCGGAAGATGTCCAGCTATCGGTGGCATCAATCCAGTTAAAGGTTTTATCGGTGAGACCTTTGATGGTTATCCCACCCCCATCAGCACCCGCATCGGTAGTGTTCGCACTGGCCAGAACTATGTTCTTATCCCCAACAACTAAAGTGCTGGAGCTAATTGTGGTTGTGGTTCCATTGACTGTCAGATTTCCTGAAAGCACTAAGCTAGTTCCAGTAGCTGCACCAATATTAGGAGTGATAAGAGTAGGGGTGTTAGCTAGTACCACTGCACCCGAACCAGTGCTGGAAGTTTGGCCTGTGCCACCATTAGCTACTGCAACAACCCCAGTTACATTAGATGCGGTACCTGTGGTATTTTGGTTTAAAACTGGGAATGTGCAGTTGGTTAAAGTACCAGATGAGGGTGTCCCTAAAGCACCATTTGGTGCAACATAATCAGTGGCAGCAACAGCAGCACTCAGTGCCGTTCCATTGCCTTTGATTAGGCCAGTGATGGATGTGCTTATCGTGATGGCTGGTGTGGATGTTGCTGTGGAAACAGTTCCTGCAAAGCCATTGGCACTTACCACACTAACACTAGTTACTGTTCCACCTAATCCGGTGGCAGCTATCGTGAAGGATGGATAAGTTCCTGTTACTGTAACACCACTGCCAGCCGTGAGGACTACCGTTTTATCGGAAATAAGACTGCTGTACAAACTGTTGACAGCGTTGTCTCCAGAGTTACTCCCGCTTAAATTAGCTACTGCGGTATTCGCCAACATCGCATTTGTGATTGCTGCGTTAGCAATGCTGGTAGTGGTGCCTACAGAAGTGACTACCCCAGTAAGGTTGGGTATGGTGCTAGAAACAAAGTCAGGGCCACCTATTGCTATCACACTGGAAGCTGTGCCACTGACATCCCCTAGGCCATAATATAAAACCCTACCACCAGAAGTTTCATTAAATGCGAGTTCCGAACTGGCCAAAGTAGAAGGTGCCCCCACTGTGGAACTTGACCTTCTTTTGATTCTTAGTGTTGTTGGCATAATCGATTCCTTTAAAAGTTTCCACCATCGAGACGGTTGCTATTAGTCCAAACACCCAAGCCTTGCGAATATCGTAAAACATCCCCATCTGCAGCACTCACAATGAGAACATCGGTGAGGTCATCGAGTGGTCCATTGCTAGTTCCACTTGGACCCTGAGGGCCAACTGGACCAACTGGGCCAACATATCCAGGGCTGGATACTTCCACTGCATTATTGGGGAATAACACACTGATCCGGTTTGCCCCAGTATCCACCACTGCAACTTGTCCACCAGACTGGGTGACAGCCACAGCATTGGATTCTTGGCTGACTAGAATGGTGTTGTTGATTTCGTTTACAGTTACGCTCATCGGGTTACCTCTGCCTTGACATAGAATCGACCTTCAATGAGTCGCGTCACTTTCCCGCTTGGTGCAGTGATTTCCAGATCGTAAACATAAATTAAGGGCGCAATTGCTGATAAGACGGAAGCTGCCACCAAAATGGTTAGGGTGCCAGCAGCTCCATTGATGGTGATGCCTGCAGAGCTGGTTAGTTCTAGGACTACAGTAGGGCTTTCTGCGCTGGTGCGGACCTGCATTTTTGCCGTGTAGCCAGTCAAGTTGATGATGGCTTCTGCCGAGTCGGTATAAGTGATAACTCGTTCTAGGGTTGCACCCTGCTCAGCGTAGAAACTATATGATCCTGCTGGCATAATGACCCCCTTGAATAGATAATGACCACAGAGCATCCAAAATCAGTTTGACTAAAAGTGCTACTACCTTCAGACCCAACAAAAAAGACTTCACTTCCCATTCTTTTTCTTCCTTGGCTGCATCAACCTTGCTTGGATCTGCCTGATCGTTACCCTGATTAAACTGGGTTCAATATCACAGGGCTTTTCAATGATCTCGATAATCAGGAAACCATTGGAAACCACCCAAAGTCCGGTGATGCCGTTGTAATGCCAGTGATTATCCTTACCTAAGCTTACCCCAGCCTTAAGTGCATCTCCAAACAGTAGAGATTGAGTCCATGAAGGATGCAATTCAAAGTGAATAACCATGGTTGAATCCTTTAGCTTGGGGGTGGTGGAATAGATGTTAGGCTGGTGATGTAAGCATCCGGGTGGAATGATGTAATGTAATAAAAGTAGTTCTTGTAAAAATTATATGGTTGATAACTGGTGCCAACAGGTTGTCTTTTTATAGCTGATTCATAAGACGAATAAAATAAATCCATGCTCCTGTTTTTCTCTTTCAGTCTGAAATAGGGTGGTGGTGGTGGGCTAAAATAAACATAGGCGTTATTGCCATACCAGTTTGTCGTTGCATTGGTAACAGTAACTGAAATCACCTGCCCTTCAAATTCACCTTCCCCTAAAGTGGCAACACAAATGGCATTAGAATTGATAACAACAACAGTGGGTGGAGTTATATAACCAGATCCACGACCACCTACTAAAGACACACCAATTACATGGCCTTCAAGGTCGAAAATCGGATTTCCCGCAGCGGTCCCAGTCAATATTACTTTAGCTCTAGAATCTATGAATGGTTTCCCGTGTGCTAGCCCTGAGAATATCCCCCCAAAACCAGCCCCTGCTTCAGATAAACTGCCAACAAATGGGCCTCTTTCTTCAATGTCATTTGTAAAATAAAGTGGTGGGGTGCGTGCGCCAAAATAGTATGGACCTTGGTTTGTTATGGTGTCATAAAATAGCCCATCGCCACTCTCGGAAATTTGAGAATTAATACCTCCCTGCCCAAAACCTATACCCATTCGATTTGGATTAAATGGGTTGTATGCTGCTGCTACTGGGTAAAAATTAAAGGGTATGTAGTATCGACCTTTGATTAAGTAATGATCTTTTATGTCAGAATAATAAGCCCCAAGGATTGAATCGTAATTCAAGGCTTCTGCTATGTTGCCCAGTGGTATGTTTCCTTCAGGAGTTACAAAAACTGCATCGGGCATATTAAGGTAGAGAGTGCTAGGCATGGTAACATTTGCAGCACTTCTAGAAACTGAAACCGTATGCGGAATCGGTAGACCTGCTGGAGTTTCATAATAACCCATAACGCTAGGTCCAAAATAATCAGCGTCCATATTATTCAATATCGTGCAGGTTCCATCATAATCAAATTCATCTTTATGAACCCATTCAGAATAATATTCCTGAAGTGTTTTCAAACCTCCTCCATCCGCTGGCATATTCCCTGGAGTTAAAGCCCAAACAGTGCATAGAACCTTTATCCGTATATTCCCAGTCGCTAAACCATTAACAACCTGATGATCTGTCATCATTTCCCAAGCAATGGTATACATTTGGTTGACAGTTTCGTAACGACTAGGGCCAGCATAAATGTTGGTCTGCATCCTTGTGATTGGAACATAGGGTTTGTTCCTGCTTTTGTAGGCAAGGTTTGCTGGTTGATACCCCAAGGGTGGTACCCAATTAGGTACCGAGTTCATAACCTTGTAAGTTGCTAAATAATAATCACCTGAATCATCTTCTGAGCCAGTATCCAAGGTTAAAAACTCTGGGATGTTGGTGTTTAATTCTGCTTTTGGTGGACAACAGAACATATCCTGAACATTCGTAGCTGCTCTTTCTATGCAGGGAAAGGTGGTGTACTTGTAATCAACTGTCCATGCCTCACAAGTGACAAATCCTTCTAGATTCTCAGTGGTAAAATCAAATGGGTTATTGTTATCAATATCGTCTGTAGACAAAAAAAGAAGGTTTGGGTTTGATCCCCCTAATTGCCTCTGAAGATAATAGATCCTATTATTCTCTAAACCAATTGGAAGATTGCCCTTTAAAAATACACGATAGGTAAACAGCTCGTATTCAGGAAGTCGGACTGGAACATTCTGGCCAGATCCCCAATCGATTATATCTGTGGTAGGGTTAATGTAAGCTCGTAAAATAATCACCCTTGACTGCCTGTCAATGTTGGTCCCAAATTCCATTATGGGTTCTCCAGTGCTGCTAGCCTGGATTCAAAGTCGGTAGCATTTGCCTGCAATGTAGTAACATTGCTCTCAATGGCAGTAACCCTTGTAGCAAGTGAATTAGATAAAGTAACCACTGATGCTACTGCTGCATCTATGCCTGTTAATCTTGAATTAATAGTAACGACATTAGCTTTAAGCGTTACAATGTCTGCCTTGATCGTTGATATGTCGGCTTCTAAGGTTCCTGCATTAAGTCCAAACTCCAAACCAGTGGCAGAAGAATTAACCTTAACCACTCTGTTTTGCTGCCCTGAATAGGAAACAGGTATCACATCCGATAGCCCAAGGAACTGCCTTATCACTGCGGTATCGTAGTCTTTTCCAGATAACTGAATAGTTTGCACCTCAATTCCTGTTGGGGTACATATCACATCACTGACTACTTCTATAACCGCATTTCCACTGGGGGACACATTTGGATTGGTTGGCTTGCCTATCATGACCCTTGGTTTTTCTAAAGAGTCATACCCAAAAATAATACCTAGATAAAAACCACCAAAAACAGATGGGGCTGATTCTGACCCCATTCTAGGTGTGAGAGTGGTGCAAGCGATGCCACCAGTGATCTCTCCTGCAGTATCAGATTTCCCCCACTGTAGATAACCAAATCTATCTACCCCAATATTTAGTGGGTAGCATGTCGTTGCCCCTGGTATAAGCCAAGCTGGTGGATTCCCAGATAGTGTGCAAGTGACTGTGCCAGGCACATAAGCCCACACAAAAGCAGGGGTGTGATCGAGTGGAATAGTATCATCGATTTCCGAATTAAAGGTGCCATCCTTGGACTTTTTTAAAAGTCTTAGGAGCTGTTTGGCTGTCTCAAATTCAAATGCTACTGGATCAGGCATGTTAGAAAAATCCTAGTCCTGGGAGAGTTGCAAAGTTAACAGTGCCGTAGATTTCAGATGATGTAAACTGACGATAACTGCTAGAACCTACATTAGCTTTCTTACCAAATCCATTAAGCTTTACTGGTGTGGTAACTTTTTGACCACCCTCAAAAATTGGAGCCATCTCCCCATCATCTTTCCTAAACCTATAGCCCATATCAAGTATGTACATATCCCAGCCAATCACAGTGGTGTTATCAATTGGGCTTATGCTGGTGTTGATCTCGATTTCGTAAGTTAATCGCCAATATTGGAAGCTACCTTCTAGCAATAGTTCGGTGTTGATATTCTTAATCTTCCCAGTCTTTGCTGGGATCGATAACACACACCCAGTGCCTGTGGTGAAAGTCACACTGGTGGAATTTACTTTGCCTATGTAGGTGGCTAGGGTGTAGCTGTTGATGCTCTTAACATTGCATCCGATACTAAACACTGGCCTAAACTTTTCCACTGTAATTGGTGGTACAAAAGGATCACCTGCACTGTTGTTGATGTTCGGCACTATGTAAGGGAATGAAACAAAGTTTACCTTGAAATCAGGTGGTCTTAGGGTGGGGTTGGCTTCCCTGTCTGCAGGTTTCTGACCAGTCTGCTGGGTTTCCACTTGGGGTGGTGGAGTGCTGCCACCGCCAGAACCACCTGAGTTGCTCGATGCTGCATCAGGGTTGGACGAATACTCAATCGTGACTTTCCAAGTTTGCGGGTCATCCTGTTCGGGTGTGATGTTTACATTTTGCGCATAGCTGTCATCATCCCCAGGGAAAAGATCCCCAATTTGTGGGCAGTTAGGATGCCCATAAATGGCATCATAAATGTTAATATCCGTTTGCTCTAAAGTATTAGTATGAACAATGAAGGATCGCGAAAAAGTGTTCTGGTAGCTCTTATCCAGAGTTCCTTTACGCTCCTGCCATAGCTCTTCAAATAGATCAATCGCCATGATGATTCCTAAGGGTTAAGGGCCACTGCAATTTGTTGAGGTCTTGGCATTGCTGCGGGTAGATTCTTAATAGCTTCTGCAATTTCTCTGGCAGCTTCTAACTGTTGGGCTTCTACCTCTGCAGCAGCTTCCATCAGTTGCCTGATTTCCTCTTGAACATTTTTACCTTTGCCCATCTCATCGACTTTAACTTGGAATTCTGCAGCCGATCCAGCTTGAACTGCGGATGCAAATTGCTGAGGACCGCCTAGGCCAGTGGCATCTTTGAGCTTCTTGATAGCTGCAGCAGAACCGATTGCAAAGGCTTTAAGTCCGTTTGGCCCTTGTGTTGGGTCTAGAAGTGCGCTAAGTTTCTTTAATTCATTCTGATAGATCTGTAATGGTGTCAGGTTATCTGCTAAGAACTTTTCCCACTTGGGTGGTTCCTTCCTATTGATCTCATCATTTAGATCCTTAAAAGCATCATTTAAATTTTTGACTTTTGGTTCCAGCTTCTCCAGAACATTATCTAGTAAAGGGAATTTATCCGAGCTTTTTTTATCTCGATTGTCATCAAATATTTTTGTAATCTCTTGGTTGAAGTTCCTTAATCGGCCAACCTTTTCACTCCATTCTTTTGCACCCACATTATTCTGAATTGCGTTAACATTAGCCTTGTAAAAATCAATTAGTTCCCTTAGCTCGCTTTTAGGCTTTTCCATTTGATTTGGATCCATCAAATTCTTAGGTGGTCCAAATTCAAGGGGCTTTGCTGCCTCTCTTTTTAAAATATCTAGCTTGTTAATCTGATCATTGAAAAACTTTTCTGTCTTATCAGTTTTGATAGGTACAAATGGTGGGAATGGTTGGTGAATTACAGGGTTGTTTTTTTCAAGAAGATCAAGGCCAGGCGTATCTTTGCCCAATGGCTTGAATTTTATAACCGCATCAACCACCCTAGGCTTAAAGTTTTTAATAGTATCAATCAGCTCATTAAAGCTGTTAATAATTTCAGTGAGTCCAATTATAACTAGTTTAACTGTTTCTAAAAGGGAGGAACCAAAGTCTATTGCAGCCATCTTTGCGCTTTTCATAATATCTTCAACATTAAATTCTTCCGCTTTCCCAGTCCAGCCCTTAAAGAAATCCTCTACCGAATTTCCAATGATCTTAAACACACTTGAAACGAATACCCCAAACTTTAAAAAGTAGGGTTTTAATTCATCCAGTTTATTCCCAATGCTTTTAAAGGTTTGGGTGATCGTGTCTGAAAGTTTAACCAGGCTAAACCCTTCAACAAAGTAACCACCGATCTTTTGGAACAAAGCTAGGATGTTATTGCTGGCAGTCTGCCAAATACCATAAAAGCTATTCGCTGTTTTTGCAAATCCTTCAATGTGCTTGGGATCATTGGCTAGCATAGAAATTGCTGATGATGCTTCAGCCACTGACACAGTTCCAGCAGCTACAGCAGCTTTGGCTTCTGCCTCTGAAATCTGCATCCTCATAGCTAGTACACTGTAAGCGTTCACACCCTCTTCAGCTAACTTGTCCAAGGCTGCAGTGGTGGCAAACCCTTCACTGGCCATATCGCCAATCTTATCCACAATCAAAGCCATGATCTTTTCAGGATTTCCAAGGGCTATGCCAAGCTTGTTAAATTGACCAGTTAACACCTGCACAGAATTTGCATCAAACTTTAGGGCAGCTAATCGGGTGGCATGTTCGGCCAAGGTGTCAAAGCTCGCACTGGGGCCAGACTTCATGATATCTTGAAGACCTTGGGCCATGCCTGATACACCTGTTAAGGCACCTAACCGAATATCGACTTGCTGAAATTTAGCACCCGCATCAATAATGTCGGTCCCTAGTTTTGCAACTGCGCCAATGACATTACCTACACTGGTGAACATACGGTCAAACACTGCGGTGAAGAAACCTATACCCATCATGTCCGTAATTTTCATGCCACCACTTGATGCTGCAACCTTGGTGGGTGACTTAACCTTTTCCTTGGCTGTCTGACCCCTACCCGCTGCAGCATTGATTTTCTGTTCTGCATCTGCCAGTTTCTTTTCAGCCTTCTCTAATGCGGATAGTTCCTGTGCTAACTTAGCAGCAGCACCACTATCAATCATCATCTGCCTAGCTTGTTGATCCAGTTTCTTATTGAGGATGTCCGTTTCTGCAGACATCTTCTTAGCATTCAATACAAATGCTGCGGTGTTTTTATTCTCTGGAATCGGTGGTGGCTTGATCGGTAGGGGTGGGGGAATTCCCCTAGCCTTATTCTCTGCAGCAATTAATTTCTGTTCGATCTGCTCCAACCTGACCATTTCATCATGAAGCTTTTTAGTTGCACCTGAATCAATGTTCATTTGTCGGGCTTGCAATTCCAAAGCCTTGGATGCTAGATCGGTCTTAGACTTTAGGCTCATCTGGTTTGCTGCACCAGTTACTGCTGCCTGCTGAAGTTGCTCTAGAGATAGAGTTACCTTTTCGGTTGCGGTGGTTATCTTATTGGCATCCATAGCTGCAGCTACACTGGAACTACCAAAGGCTTGAACTTTTGTGGATGCTGTATCTAAGGAAGATGTGAAGCCTGATAGGTCTGCTGTAACGGATAGACTGGCTCGTCCTAAGGATGTATCTGCCATGTCTAATTCCTTTTCTTAGTAACCAACCCGCCTAACATTGCTGCTATCATTTCTGGTGTCTGCTTATTTTCAGATACTTTCTGACCTAACCAATCAGGGATAAAATCAGATAGCTTGTGTTTGCTGGTACTGGTGCATGCCACTTGGGTATGCTGAACTGAACCAGCTAGGAAATCTAATCGCGCATCCCCTATGGGTTCGATCCTAGCAAATGCGACCCACTCCATGAATTCGGAATGGCTCATATCCTGCTCGATCTCGGACACCATCTTTTTAAGATGTCCAGCCAGCCTGAATAGAAATAATCTACTCGGGCTTTCCCTTAGTTTTTTTCCGCATCCTCTACTGCCCCTGCTCCAATACGATTTATTTTAAGAATCGCATCAAAGATTTTTTCAAGGATGGTGGCAGGTAACACATTTACTTCAGCGATATCCGCTTCTGTAAATAATGCTTTTCCCTTTTCATCGCAGCACCCTTTAATAAGCATCCTTGCTCTAAGGTTGTCAGGGGTTTTATTCTTGACTCGTGCTGCGTTGAATTCGTTATCTATTGAATCTCGTTCACCTACTGTCAGACTTCTGACCCATACAGATCCTTCCCATTCTGGAACTAAAACTTCCTGCCTAGGCAGGTTGTCTTTTTTCGAAAGGATCTGTGATCGAGATAAAGCCATATTAAAAAACTCCTAAATTATATATAACATGCGCCTGAGACTTTAATTGTGAAAGATGCCTTAATCAGGTCATCACCCACTGCAATGGTGCTAATACCCCTAGAGGTGATGAAACCTTTGACTGCAATCGCCAAGGTGATAGGGGCAGGAATGGTAATTGTGAATGTGGTTTCTACCACAGGGCTAGCATTTGCAAGCGCATTCATGGCTGCATAATTTGCTGCAGTCAGGTTAACTTCAAAGCTCATTTCCCCTGGATCTTCCCATCCTGCGATAAAGGTATGGGTTTGACCAGTGGTGGAAAGGTTGCTGGTTTGAATGGCTGAAGTTTTGCTTTGGGGTGGAGTGATGGAAATCACTTCTCCAATAGCAGTGCCTGCGGTGAGGGTAACTCCATAAGTTGATGCTACTGACATAATTCTAGCCTCCAAAAAAATCGGTTATTGGTTCTGTGAAACTTACCACTACATCAATCGTTGCTCGGTGGATCCCAGTATCTTTTGCAGATTCCAGATCCCACCCCACATCCTGCGAATCCAATCTGGACTGATGGATGTAAGTGGTGTTCCAGTTCCCACGAAAACCATCTACCCTGAGTCTAATGGATTCAACTATCGATTCGCAAACCGTACGGCTTGCAGCAAAAATATCACAAGTGATTCTGGCAGTGCAGACACCTGTTGCCCCACGCAAAGTTAATTGCCTATCCACAGATGTTTTTTCATACACCAGAAGTGGTAGCGTTGCATTCTGTGGGCTGGCATCTGGGTAGATCCTAGTTCCCAGCAGTGTGGTGATGCTTGTTTGGCTTGTGAGGTAGGAATAAAAATCTGCTTCAATCATTTCTTTACCCCTATTTTAGAGATAATTTCTTTCATCTTCTCGGCAAACCGATTAAAGATTTGAGATCCCACCGCTTCCAGTGCGGGCTTCATGAATGGTTCTTTGGTTGCACCAGGATGTTGCCAGCTTTTAAATCTCCCAGGCATAATCGGACCCACAAATCTTTTCTGTTTTTCTTTGCGTCTTGGCGAAACTGTGTGGGGCACTGTTCCTTTTTCTACTAGGTGTGCATAACGAAAAGGTTCAATTTTAAGACCATTCTTTAATGTGATGGATGTACTAAACTTTGGACCTACCAGGCCTAATATTTTCTTTTTACTTCCCCTGCCAAACTTTTTTGCCTTCATTGCAATTGATTTTCTTAATAGTCCGGTCCTACCTGATTTATTCTTGTTGCTTCTTTGCCTTGGTGCATTCGCCTTCACTTGTTTCTGCAAGGGCTGCAGGGCATAGCGCATTGCTGAAACAAGCTTGGTATCAGACTTGCCACCCGTTAAATCTTTAAAAGTCTGCAATAAGGCATCCAATCCTTCAATGGAAACCTTGCCTTTTTTGATCAACTGGCTTCTATCTAGTTTACTCATTAGTTCACCAGCTCCACGCAGTCAACCTGCAAAGTGTGGTCACCCTCATCGACATTAATGATGCTGGCAATATTAAAGATTCTTGCATCCATTTTGATTCGGTGGCCATGCTCCAAACCAGTAAACCATCTCAGGGTGATCCGGTGGGATAGTTCTGGTCTAACCGATTTAGCGTAAAAACCTTCTCTGGAAGTCAGTGGGATTATTCCTGCCCACCTTGTTTGGGAGGTGGTCCAACTCATCACAGGTTGACCCATGGCATCCCTTGTGGATGTCGGTGTTTGAATCTCCACCCTATACTGTAATAGTCCTGGGCGCATTAGTGGTAGATCCCTGTGGTGTACTGTTGGATGATCGATTCCACAGCCATAGGAACTTCTTTAAGGTCACCATCTGTGACCGCTGATCGGTTTTCATAAAGATGTGCAGCATAGAATAACATTCCTGATTTCAGCAATTTAGGCACTAGGTTTGCATTGGCATAGCCAGTGGTGTAACTGACCTCCACAGCATTAACCACATCTGCAGTGGCTGGCCATGAATCCCCAAAGGCAGGGGTGATCCTAGCAGGGTTAGAAACTAAATCTTCAATCCAATCATCCATGTCCTGAGCAATGTTTTTTGAGTCTGCGTAACTAATATCTTGTACCGATTGGACTGGGCCTTTAGGAAGATAAATGATGTCATCGAAATAATCCAAAGCCAGCAGAAGTGTCTGACTGGCTATGGATATCTCGCACTGCGATTCAAAGTACATCCTTGCACTGGTGATGCAGCTATTAAGCAAAGCATCATCAAAACTACCATCAATCCTTAGATGGTTTTTTAGTTCTGACAGTGTCAGAGGTTCGGTTGTCGGTTGTGTCACTACCTGCGTTCGACCCTTGATTTCCATTTTTTCTTACCTCAGGTATGACTTTTGAACTAGCCTTTTCAGTTGCTGCTGGTTTTGCAGGACTGGCATAACCAATCCTGCACCATTCAACAGCCACATCATCTGGGAGATCAACTACCTGTCTGTCTTGGAATGATTTTCCCAATCCAGACAGGTTTTTTAAAATAGTTACTAGCATTAGGAAGCCGCCATGATTAGGTGTTTAACAGGGTTATAAGTGGTTGCATTAGCTGTGAGCAACAATCCACTGGACCTTGCAATAGCTACCCAGCCGATTTGGCCAGAAGTTGCATAGGTTTCAGATTGTCGCACAATGGTGATACCGCCATCGCCTGCAACATCACGCACAAAGTATTTGGAGAAATCACCAAACAACAGGACTTTGCCAGCAGCAGATAGGCTGGATGCCATGTTGCTGTTGAGGGTCACAGGATAACCCATGATGGTTGGCACCCTAGCTTCTGCACCAGAATAGTTCTGGGAAAATACAGGAGTGCCGCTAGTGTCTTTCAATTTAGCAATAGCTGCCAAAATAGAAGGGTGACACATGAAACCAACATTGCCAGTGGTCTTATATGCCTCATCTACTGAGAACACCAAATCAATGATGTCATCGATAGTGATCGCATTAGTTGCGCTAGCTGTTTTACCAGCAGCACTACCAACCACAATACCTTGGGGCTGGGATGATCCAGTACCAGTGGTAAACAATGTTTCCTGAATTCTGCCAATTCTAATGCCAGCTTGTTCAGCAACAAGGGATTCAACATCAATCAAGGCATCTTGCATAAGTTCATAGCTGGTCAGAACCTGACCCGATGAAAACTTATAAGCCGCCATGGTTTTATTGGTGAAAGTCAAAGCTACTTCACTGATAGAACCATTTTCAGCAATCAGGGTTCCAGCATTGGAAGTATCATCAAGGCATGGCATCTGAATGTTTGAACCATTGCTGGTGCTGATTACAGTTGCCACTTGGCGCACAGCATTATAATCGCGCATAGCTTGGGTCAAAGTGCCGTAGAATTCATCATTAACCAAGGCACCACCGATGCCAGTAGAACCAACACCTTGCGCACGAGCTTCAAGGTTGAGTTCGTTGGAATTAAGGTCTAGGCCAATTTCATTTGCTGCAGCAGCAAATTCAGACCTGAAACCCCTGGTGCCTCTCAGGAACCAACCACGAACAGCATTGGCTTTGGTGCGCTTGGATTTTTTATCAGACAGATCAGCAACAAAGTTTGGAGCTGCGATAGGTGCAGATTTTCTTACACTGCGTTTGACAGCTTCCAGCTTTTCTGAATTTTGTTGAATCGATGCACTACCAGCAGCATTGTCTTCTAGGACTGCAAGTCTGATATCAATATCAGCAACAGATGCTGCAAGATTATCAAAGCTGGTTTGCTCTTCTGGGGTCAATGCTCGAACTGCCATGGCTTCCATGGAGTTAACTTTCTCGCTGCGATCTGCCTGTAAGGCTTTGATTTCACTAATACTCATAGGTATTTTTCCTTGAAAAGAATTCTTCAAGGTGCCCGCTCAACGCAGTGGCACCATGCCGGAATGCTCCGGTGGCCACCATGCGTAAATACTGCAGGGCTAACCCCATTTTCACATGGGTTGGGGATGTGTCAAATCGTATGGAATGATGGGAAACACCGCATGCTGAATGGCTAGAAACTAAGGCTTTTGCCATTTGATCACGAAACAGATTTCGTTATCAAATCTATGTTGCACCCAGCCTGAGATATGGATGGGTTGAGGTTTCATGTTGTAGCGTGACTACAATAAAAAAAGCCCCTAGGATTAGCTAGGGGCTAGAGGATTAAATGGTGTTATTAAGATAATCTAGGAAGATTTTCTAATTGTTTTTTTTCTGATACTTTTAATTCTGATTTGGTTTTCATTACTATCTTTGCCTGTGATGTCACAAGCTCAGGGAAGAAATGATAGATCTGCCTAAAGCAATCATTCTTATCTCGTTCGGACATGATGCCAAGAACCCTAGTTTTTTTATCTTCCAGTTCGACTACTGCGATAAAATCTTTTTTGGGCTTTAATTGGTGGAAATGCTGATCCACCATGTTTTCCAAATCATCTGGAAGTGTAGAAATGAATTCTGTCCAATCCGTTTTATAAGGTGGGCGATTTGGCATTTCATGAATGATATCTGCTGCATCAGTGCCCTTGGCACCTGGAGACCATCCGGTCCCAACCTTTTCAACTGCCCATCTTTGCATAGCCCAACGGTCTTTAAAAATCATGGTTCCATCCTCATGAAAGAGTAATGAAACCATGCTATCAGATCACTTTTGGGATACCAAGATTATTTTACTTTTAACAGGCTAACCAAATTTATTCTTCTTTGAATCTCTGATTCCTGCTCCTGTTTTTCTGCTAAGAAACTTGACAGGCTTCTCAGCCCTATTTCAGTATTTAAATAGGCTGGATAGGTTACTGCGCTGACATCATGCAGATCGACATCGAGCAGGGTTCGGATGTTCTTCTCACCCTCTTTATCCCATGCATCCTTCTTGGTGATGAATGCAAATGACATCTGGGTAACATCTCCTCTGCTCATCGAGACCATTAGATCCCTTGCATAGCTGGTGTCCGGTGGGGTGATCTCGACTAGTAACCCTTCAGAATCCACAGAAAGATTAAGAGTGCCACTGGTGGACCTACCTAGGATTAAGTTCTGATCATGGTTAATAAGTGCGCGAACATCTGCACCCTGTGCCAGTGATCGGGTGAAAGCTTTAGGGTCAATCTGTTCAAGGAATCCACCCAAATCCTGAGACCTATTAGGACTAAACTTTGCAGCATAACCTACTAGCTTTTTTCCATCTTGCTCTACCCTAAATTCTGTGGTGAATCGTGTTTCTAGTTTAACCATGTGACTTTCTCCCAGTTAGCTTTGGTATCGATCCAGTTCTTAAGTTTCTCATCGGCCAAAAGTTTTAGATTTCTAGGTGTGGCTGATCCAGCTAAGTCTAACCATTCA